CATTATTTTTTTTTGACTAGGATAATTGCACTACGCGCGGACAGCAAACAACCCGCGTTTGAGTAGATAGTCAGCAAACTGCGTAGCACTCGGCCGGTCCGGCGCCGCCGGCAACAGTCGGCCGCTGGTGTTCGAGATCGTCGCGTACTCGCGAGTGACCGCACCTTCAACACGCTCCAGCGTCAAAGCGCCTTTACGCTTGTCGATCGGGTCGATGTCATCGGTATGAATCTCGGCAGCCAAAGCCATCTGACCATACTGGATTCGAGCCGGCAGGTAGTTGTCGGGCTTGATCTGGCAGTCCAGTTCAACCCCGCGGCGCGGCCAGGCCAGAGCCTGATCGCTATCCGTCTTGCGCCCCTTCCAGGTCATGCCATCCATCGCCAAGGCGGACCGGCGAAGCAGTGCTTCTTGCGCAGCAACATCCGCAGGGATGGTCACACCAAACTTGCCGGCGTACATGACCAGGTCCGCGGCGCTCGCGTAGCTTTCGGCACCTACTACGCCTGTACCGTCCTCAATGATGAGTGTCATGGATCAACTCGCTGGATTGAGTTTTGAATGATAGGCCACCGGATTGCCGGTAGCCGCAGTATCACGCCTTGGGCAGTTCAGAGACGAGCTTTTCCAAGGATTCTTTCGACGCATTCGCGCGGTACGAAACGCCTGCCACATCGAGCTTAGCCTTCAGGGCTTCGACCTCTACGCCTTCGCCCGCATTCAACTCGGCGAGTTCATTGCGCAGCGTCTCATTTTCCGTTGCGAGATCATCGCGCGCGCCGGCCAGATCGACCATCTGAAGGCGGATGCCGTCGAGTGCCTGAAACAGACGGATTGCGAGCTCGCCGGCTTCCGGCTTTTCAATCTCGCCAGCGTCAAGCCCGTCAATGACAGCGCGGACCATATCGCTTTCGATGCGAAGCTTGCCAATTAGCTCTTCGAGTTCAGCCTTGTTATCACCAGCCCCAACAACCAGCACCAAGTGCTGCTCGACTTCCTTCAGCGTTACTTCGGGCGGGTTACTGGCTTCATCGTCGCGGCTTTCGGTCACATTCGCGTCGATGATGCGCAGGCCTGCTTCCTTGGCCAACATCTTCACGTCTTCCTGGTACTGATGAAACGGACCGGGCAGATACCAAATCTTGTTGATCATGATCATTTCCTCGCCAAACCGGGCGCGAGGCCCGATTCGATCTTCAGGGATTACTTGGAAGCATCACCGATCAGGGCAACACCAGCGGTGTCCTTGATGCTGGCTGCGGTTTTGTCCCAGTTGGTGCCGGTGGCCAGCGCTGCGTTAGACGGGGATTTGCCACCGTTGGTGGTATCCCAGGTGTAACCCTTCAGACCTAAGCCGAAGGTGTAGTCAGTCTGAATGGTGGTCTCGATGCGCTCTTTGCCGTTGACGGTTTGAACGTTCGAGATGATGTCGCGGTTGTCGTGGACCAGCGCAGCACCGCCCACCAAGCCCAGGATGATTTCCTTGTTCGGCGTGCCAGTCTGCATCAGCGCCGGAGCATCAGTGACGATCGAGACTTTGCCGAGGATGTCGACCACGCGGACGTTGCCAGCTACGAACAGATTGGTGGAGTTGCCGATCGCTTGGCCGACCAGTTTGTGCCAGGTAGTACCCTGCATGATCTGAGCAACCAGCGACTGGCTGGCATCGCCGAATTTCGCATGCGCGTTGTTCAGGCCTGCCTGAGTGATACCGGCGGTTGCCGATACGTCGTTCACCGCTGCGGCCTGCGCAGTGATCGCAGCGACCAGAGCGGCGATGGCAGTGTTCAGCTGATCCTTCAGCAGAACCTCTGCGAACGCCCGGCTCGCCACTTCGACGCCCTGAACGGTTGGACGCTCCAGCCATGTCATCTGAGATGGTTCGTAGCGGATCGGACCGAAGCCGCCAGCAACCTTCACCGAAGTGTTTTTCAGCTCGGTCAGATCGGTGATTGGTGCGACGCCGTTAGCTGCATAGCGGTCAACTCGGCGTTGCGCTGCACCCAGAGCTTGGAAGAACGACTCCTGCAAGAAGTCGCCAGTGAAGCCTTCAGGGGACAGCACGATCGCACCGTTACTGGCAGCGTTGAACGCTTCGAGCAACTGATCCAGCGTCTCGAGAGTCGCCGGCATGATGTACTGGTTGAAAACCTGCATTTGAGACAGGGACATGAATTATTTCCTTACTTGAGAGGGAGATCAGAGAACTTGCTGGCGATTGCAGCCGCTCGTTCCGATTTGGTGCCACCGATATTTCCTTTCGGGGCCCCGCCCCCACCACCAGCACCAGGAGCCCCGCCCCCACTGCCTTTACTACCCGCGATCAACGGCGCGAACGCCGTGTCGTTTGCGAATTCTGCTTTCAGCTCGTCCAGCGTTGCCGCCGAGAGCTTGCCCTGCTGATCGAGAACGACCACAACAGGCTTCCCGTCGCGCTGCTCGACGCTCAGACGGCGTTCGATGTGCGGCAACAGGGCTTTGGCGCTACCCGGGATTGCCAGGGCAGACGCGATATCAGTAGCGGTACGGCCGACAGTCAGATCCCGGATCTGCGCACTCAGCGTTCCACGCTCTTGTTCCAGCGTGCCGTTCAGCTCAGCTTCGCGGCGGTTGTACTTCTCGGACCAGGAGCGTTCGAGCTCTTCGACGTTGCCGGACTTGCGGGCAGCTTCTTCGCGCTCCAGTCGAGCCTGATCTTCGGCATCCTTGCGGGCCTTCTCAGCGGCTTTCTTTTCGCCGAGCAGTTCTTCAACCTTCGACTTCAGGCCCGAAACGTCTTCGGGTTGCGGCAGACCTTCAATGCCGAGCACGAACTTGCCGTCCTTCTCGGTGTAAAGAGCGCGCACGGTGTCATCCACCCCTTCCAGAGTGTCCAGCTGATATTTCAAACCCATTTTCTTGTCTCCCAGAGACGTTGGTGCAGGCCCTGCCTGCTATTTGATGCCCGCCCGCTCGAACGCCAAAGGCTCAAGAGCCTTCATCTGCACAAGGGTCAGAGGTGAAAAGTTGCGATCAAGCTGCAGCTCGGAGAACCGTTCGATGCTCAGGCCGCCTTCGCGGAAGAGCTTGGCGCGGACCGGGCCGATGGCCTTGTCCTGGAACGCTGCCGGCTGCTGCTTGAGCCATTCGTAATACGACTGGTCTGCCCTGACCTGCTGCGGCCCGCTATCGCCAATGGATGCGCGGGTCGCGCCCTCGAAAAACAAGGCGCTAAAGCGAGTGATGGCAACAATTGTGGATCTGCACTGAATGTGCAAAGGAGGCCGCGGCCCTTCAGTCAGCTTGAAGCGCTGCTTGTCGAGGGATCGGCATTGACTGGTGGTCTTCGTATCCAGGGTGCTGACCCACTCCACTGCCTGCACAACGTCGGAGTTCTCTTTCAGAGTCTCCATGCGCGCTTGAGTGGCGACGTGTTGCACCGCAGTTCGTACCACGGCGCCGGCGTTCCGGTTGGTCGTGGCCAGGATTCCGTCGTTGTACTGAAGCGCTTTGGTGCCACGAATGTTCTTGATGATCTGGAAGTTGGTCTGGCCTTCGAAGAACCCCTGCCGGATCGCGCCAGTGAGGCGTTGTCGCTCGGTGGCGGTGAAGCCATCAATAAACGACTTGAGCAGCTTGCCGCCATCAGCGCCGCGCACGCTGAGCGGGTTTCCAAGGATGGCCGTCCTGATTGCAGCAGCGCCAGGCACCGCCGCATCGAACGAGACGCCAACCGGCGCCGCCCGAGTCAGGCTGGTTGCTTCAAACTCGGCCTCGTAGTTCGCGATGTCGATCAGATCGAGGTTCAGCTTGTCGCTGTAGCGGTTGAAGATGCCCAGCAGCAGGCTATCGACCTCGCTCAGCAGCCGTTCCAGCCGAGCAACGGTGTAATCCGTCAGATCGGTCCGCGTCAGCCGCTCACGGATCGAGCGGTCGATCTCCTTGAGGAAAGGCCCGAACTTGGCGACCTCCCCCGACTTCAGTTGCTCGAGGAAAACGGCGTGGCGAATCGTGGCATCAAGGATTGCTTGGTTTGCCGCCATTCGGGATTACCTCGGTGTCGTCCAGGGCAGGCCCAGGGCTTTCGGTCTCCAGTTCGTCGCGGATCTGGTCGTCGGTCTTCTCGGGATCGATAACCCCGCGATCGCGCAGGTACTGCCAGAAGTCGCCCGCCGGCAACTTGCCGCCCTGCACTGCGTTGAACAGTGCCGTGAGGATCGTTGCGTCCAAGGTGATCTGACTGAAGTCCTGATTGAGCTTGTAGAGAGTTTCGCCCGGAGCATTCACGAACTCAGCCATCCAGACCAGGCACTGGCTGTAGGCCTCGCTGACGTTGCTCACGACCAGCGAAAGCACGCTGTGTTCCGCGGCACTGTCGTTGTCGGCTTGGGTCGCGGTCTTCACCGCGCTGCCTCGCTCGATCAGACGGGCGCCGAGCGACACCATGTCCTCTTTCTTGCTGTCCATGGCTTCTTTGGCCACCGTGTTCGGCTGTGCCTGCCAGACGCCGCACGTGCCACTGACCGGAAGCAGCCAAGGCGCGCGGGAGCCAAGGAAGATACCGTTCTTTTCCATGTGGTCGCGCCACTGCTCATCGAGTCCCGCCATCCACGGCTGAGGCTGGCCCACCAGGTAGGCAGCCTCCTCGTAATCCGCGCTGTTGCGGTAATGACCGATGTTGATTTCGGCCATGTCGTACAGCGGTGAGTCGTCGATGCTGGTGTCGTTGTTCTCGCTGCCCAGAAATTGGAACGGGATCACGCGCCACGGTTGGCCGAGGCCATTCAATGGGGTGAAGGGTGCGATGATCATTGCCGTCTGGCTCGAACCCTCTTCCCACACCTCCTGCGTGTAGACGCCGGCAGCATCCAGGCGCAGCACTCGAAATTGAACGACCTGCTCGCTACCAAAGCCGTCGTCAGTGTCGACATCCACCGTCTCACGCAGCACGACCAGGCTCAGCAGATGCTGGCCGCCGACTTGGCGAGTCTTCCAGTTAATGATCGCCTCGGCCGGGTAGCTGGCGACGTTCGCCCGGGCTCGACCGGCTTGTTCGTCTGCCTTGCTCACAGATCCGGCCACGACCGCCGCGTAATCCACCAGCAACCCGTGACGGCCGACTTCGA